GTTAATCTTAACCACACCACTCTTATCTGGAACAAAGTCTCCAAGGAATACTGACGCTGCACTTACTGTTGGTTGTATAAACCTTCCAGCCTCATTCTCAACAGATACTGTCTTTAGTCCTCTTGCGTATGATATTTCGTTATACCCAATAGATCCATTTGTTGTTCCTTGTACCATTGCAATTCCATGGGATCCAGAAGCACTGTTCATGTACTGCTTAGATATATCTCCAGGAAATGCGGTTGCAAAGTTTTTGTTCCCTGGCTTTGTCCAAATTGTTGGAGCCACAGCATTTAAATATGAAGTGAAAACCTCTGAAGTTCCAGAACCATCAACACGATATACAACCCTAATCTTTGTTGCTGGTATCTTTGGTAGCTTTCCTGATATAAGATTTTCTCTTAATATCTGCGGATCATTCCACATCGTTATCTGTCCCGCAAAAACTTTAGCAAGTGTGTCTTTGCTCATCTTAATAGTAACTCTATATCCATCAAGCTTGTAGATAATTCCAATTGGTCCTGCTACCAATGGAACATATATAAAATCTTTTGATGGCTTTACTTCTGTACCAGAGTAAGGAACATCTGACATAGCAAAGTCTGTTACTCCGTTTGAAAACATATTCTTTCCAGCACCTGAGCCAGATGCTCCATACACAACAGAATCTCCTGTTGATTTCATAAATTCGACCCTGCATCTGTCTATAAAATTAGCAGCAAATGTGGATCCAGCACCTTGAAGGTTATCAGCATGTGAAGGGGTAATAAAAAAAGCATTAGCAAATATGGCTAATGCTGCTGGGAAAGCAATGAATTTAAATTTCATAGTATTAGTATAGTATAATTAAATTGGCAGGTGTTTGAGATACGGTTAACTAAGAATTAACTTTAAGCAAACTTTAGCTATTTAGGATTATCTGTTTTATAGAAGCCATTACCCTTAAACTGTACTCCAACAGTAGTAAAAAACCTTGTCATTTCAGACTCACATTCAACACATGTATATCCAGGATCATCTTCAGTCATTGACCTGTGGACTGACATCTTTGCATGTGCATCATCATATGAGCATTTGTATTCGTATACTGGCATACCTATTCCTTAAAGTTAATGAGCAGTTTGCGGACATACTCAGGTCCATCCAACGAGCAGCGCCCGTTATTGTCTGCGACTCCCCAGTGACGGGGTGCAGATTTCTATTATACTATTTCTTTCTCTTACTTACAACAGGAGGTAATACAGCCTCTTCTGGAGTAAATGAATCTAGGATTTCAAATGTCTTTGGCTTTGCCTCTTCAGGTACATTTCTAACAATGAATACCTTCAAGATTCCGTCAGACATTGCCACCGCTGCAACTTCCATAAACTCGGATAATGAGAATGTTCTTGCAAAAGACCTTGCCCCAATACCCTTATGAATATATGTAGTTTTATCTTCGGTTTCTGATGAACCCTTAATTGTTAGAACATTCTTTTCCTGTTCAACAGAGATATCTTCACGCTTAAAGCCTGCCAAAGCAAGCTCAATCATATAGCTATCTTCACCTACCTGAGCCAAGTTGTATGGCGGATAGTTTGTTGAATTATGCATTACCTTTTCGAGATCTTTGAATTGGCGATCCCAGCCAATAAAAAATGGATCCTTAAAAAGATCCAGTGTGAATGTGTTGTTAACCATGTTATTCCCCTTTCAAGCGAATAAATTAATATATGGACCCTCTATTGAGCGGTCCATATATTATTATAGCAAAATATTTATATCTTGTCTATTTCTTCTTAGCCCTTACTTTAGCAAGTTCTTCAAAGTCCTTTACCTTCGTATCCCCTAGGTATCCCCAAGCATATCCATCGGCAATCATTTGTTCATTGACTGATACTTTAGATCCGTCTAGGAATAGCCATCCAAGGATACGCCCGTATTTTTCTGATGAGTCCATTTTTTCTGTTTTAATAACAACAGTCTTAGACGCATCAATTGCCTTCTTTAAATACTCTTTAGACTCAAGGCCAAGTGCTTTTTCCATTTTGTCTGTGGTACGGCTTTCAGGAGTATCTATTCCCGCCAACCTAACTCGTGAGCTAAATGAGATATCAAATCCAAGATCAATATCTACATCAATAGTATCTCCGTCTACAACTTTACTTACTTTCTTTACATAATATTCAAACATTATTTTCTCCCCCATTGTATATAATTCCATCCACGCTCATGTGCGTAGTAAATAAATATTTTAACTACCGTTTCCCAAAATGCAATCGTTACAGATAGAGAAGCGTTTCTTGTAATAACATAAGCAACAACAACAGAGGAAAGCGTTCCCCATATGCGATAACTTAATGCTTTGGCAAATGACCTAGCCTTGGTTACTTTCATGAAGGCCACTCCATATTGTTTGGCTTAGTTATCCAAACCCAAACCTTAGATGCCCATCTCTTTACGTTTTTGCGTAGCCGATATAGCATGAATGTCTGCCCCCAAATCTACTTGTTCAATCTTGTACCCAACATCTCTACCGTATACAATGTTGGTAATGTTAGGCAACCTTAGTACCAATGCACCGTCCATGAACTCATCCTTAGCAATATATTCTTTTACCTGATCAAACTTAAGCGGATCCTTATCGCTTGTATTGTATGTATTACGTACTCCAAGTAGAACCTGATCTGTTCTTTTGCCCGCCTCTTTGTATAAAGCGTGGTGCCCCTCATGCCATGGCTGGTATCTTCCAAGCATTAGAGTTGTTGGTGCAGACCAGTCATGCAGATTAAAATATTTAATTATTACAGTTGCTTTTTGTTCAGCAGATAGCCTATGATCTTCAAATGTTGCATCGAATTCTGTTGGTCTCTCAAACATTTTGTTTGTGTCCTCAAATCTGCCCTCAGCAATCGTGTCCATAAATATTAGGATGTCTGGCTTACCAAATGCTGCACGAGTTAAGCCTGTTGGACAAACGAAGTCAACAATTACTGGAGCAACACCCTGCTTAGAAATAAGTCTTGCCATCTCACCCATACGACGAGCCTGCTCAAGTCTATCCTCTGGTGCAAAACCTAAGTCTGAATTTACAGTTGCACGAACTTCATCCGCATTAAGATGAATAGCATTAATTCTTTCTTTGAGTGCTTTTGAAAGCTCCGTTTTGCCAGAGCCAGGTAGCCCCATAATCTGTATAATCATTTATTATTCCTAATCTGTAGTAAGCAGTATTAATTATATCATTATTTAATGAAATAACAAGGGGTCAGACTCTTTTTCCAGACTCTAAATTAGACATTGGCGATACCTCAATATAGGTAGAATTATCTCTAAATGAAACTAAGTCTTCAGATCCAGAATACGACATGGCGCTTTTAATATTATTAATTAGCATAGTTAAAGAGTATTCAACTGGACCCTTAGACTGAATAAATCCAGAAGCCCCTTCTACATATACATTCTTTAAGTCATTAATAATTTCTGGGTTATTTTCTTTTTGAACCTCGATTGATGCAGACCCTCTAAAAACATGCCTACCATCTTTATCTGTATCGCACTCATCATGACCAGAAAAAAAGGATCCCATCATTACAGCAGAAGCACCAGCAGCCAGAGCTTTTGCAACATCTCCGTTGTTCTTAATACCTCCATCAGATATTATTCCATTTACATTTTTTATATCAATTCCATCATAAACATCCATAACAGATGCAAGCACTGGGACTCCGAATCCTGTAACAACTCTAGTTGTGCATGCTGCACCACCGCCTATGCCGACCCTTACTGAATCTGCACCAGAATCCATTAAGCTTTTATAAGCCTCATAGGAAGAAACATTTCCAACCATAATGTGCACATCAGAATTTACTGTGCTTCTAAGCTCTCTTACTGCGTCAACAACAATTTGTAAATGCCCAAATGCAACCTCTAGAAGCAATACTGTTACTCCAATATCCTTTAAGTCTTTAATGCACCTTGCATCCCTAGACTCTTCAATAGATATAGCAAAGCCGATTAGATTTTTATCGACACTTGCAGGGATTGTCTTTAGCCTATTAATTCTTTCTTCAAAGTTAGCGTACCTTGGCAGTATTGCCATTCCGCCAAACGATGTAACCTTTTCTATCATAGAGTTGCTTGTAATAAAATCCATAGGAGCCATAATTATAGGAGCTTTTAAATGTACAAAAGCTTCTGGCCTAATTGGATTTCCAATTATAGTATCTAATTTTATGGCACCTCTTGTTATTATGTTAGACTTTTGAGGTACAAGTAGTATGTCATCAAAGCATACTGATCTAGTGTTTGTATCTTTTTTCATTCATCCTCCTTCAACTCATGTCTTTTATTAAACTTTATCCATGATCCATAATGAATATTGATAGATGGAGATAGGCCATTTTTTATTGCTGTTAAAATATCTACATTAGGATTTTCTATATCCTTGGTTGCTAGATATTCTTGGCCAGTCTCCATGTCTATCAATTTCCATTTGTTAGGACACTTAGTATATATTGTAACAGTTATAGGGGTATCATATTCTTTAGCAGAAGTTCCGTCTAACAGCTTTCTATATTTCCCCACACTGCCTCCTTTTAAGCAGACAATATTTTTGACAAAGCATTGATGGTTGCTGCAATTCTTCCGATATCACGCAATTGCTCAACACTGTATCCCTCTTGCTTCAATGTTTCATAATGTGCTTTAACACAAAAATGACACTTTCCAATTATGGAAGAAGCCAGTGAGTATGCTTCGAACTTAGCCTTTGTGGTTCCACCGTGAGATGAAATGGCATTCATTCTTAATTGTGCTGGCAGACCTTTGAGATTAGCATCATCTGCCATCTCAATAAAGGGATACCAAATATTGTTTTGAGCCATGATAGAACCAGCAGAAAGAGCAGCATTTTTTTCAACTTCATCTGATGCGCTTGATACAATAAACGAAAGTAGTTTTGCATTTCCTGTAGCAAACGCTGCTGCAATTGCAATATATGTTGCATCATCAGGATCAATAGTGGACCTATTAATAACAGCGTCTAGATTTAGCTTTATATCTTTTGCGTAATCTGGAATTGATTCTTTAAGCTGTTCTACCCATGTCATTATAGAGTCTCTCCTCCGAGTGGTCTGTTGCAAGCACACAGTTCGCCAGTCTGCAATGCATCCAGAACACGAAGTGCTTCTTCTGCATTACGCCCTACATCAAGGTTATTACATGTAACGTGCTGAATAACATTATCTGGATCGATAATAAATGTTGCACGGTATGTAACTCCAGAAGAATGGTGGACTCCTAGATCGTTTGCTAATGTGTGTGCTGTATCAGCAAATGACCATGAGTTTGTCTTCTTTAGATCTTCATGGGCATTACGCCATGCAATTTTACAGAATTCGTTATCAACAGATCCTGTTAGCAATACGGTATCTCTATCATTAAAATCATTCACTAATGCATCGTAAGCAACAATTTCAGTTGGGCATACAAATGTAAAGTCTTTTGGATAGAAAGCAATAATTTTCCATTTGCCTGGAAAAGAATCTTGTGTAATTACTTCAAATGAGGAATCATCGTAAGACAATGCCCCAGGCTTAACTCCAGTAACGGCAAAGTTACCGATCTTATCTCCTACAGTTTTCATTTATTCTCCTTATATAAGTTGGATATTTATCCGCTGGGGGTATAGGACTCGAACCTATGGCCTAGAAGTTAACAGCTTCCCGCTCTGCCGACTGAGCTAACCCCCATTGTGTCCCCAGATGGTCTCGAACCATCGACCCGCAGATTAAAAGTCTGCTGCTCTACCAACTGAGCTATAGGAACGTCTTGTACCCCTGGCTGGATTCGAACCAGCGGCCAACAGATTAGAAGTCTGTTGCTCTTCCTCTGAGCTACAGAGGTATATCTAAATAATATTACTAAAAATCAAAATCTTCAATATCTTCTAAAGGAATAATTCCTTTTCTTTTAGCAATATCAAATCCTTCTTTAGTAAAGTTATAAGTAGCATTCAGATCCTCATCATACTCAACCTGCATCAAATCATTATTAACTAAATCTATTAATTCAGACTCTATGTAGTCTTCATGAGCCTGCCATAAATCTGGAGCAAGCAGTGGGGTAACGTCTTCATTTAATTCAAAAATGGCTTCTCCATCTTTTGTAAAGCCCGCAACTCTTATTGCACCAATATCTAGATAATGTTGAATTTTTAACATTATCTCTTCTTCATCATAATCTTCAAACATTTTACCCCCTTGTGCAACAGGTAGGACTTGAACCTACGATTACCGAATTATGAGTTCGGGGCTTTAACCAACTAAGCTACTGTTGCCTAGTTGAATTATAGTATTTTACTATCAGTTTTGTCAATAGATTGCTCAACTATCTGCTGAACATACTCTGAAAAATGTTTTCTAATACTTCCTGGAGGCCTATGCCCAATGTCAGACCACACCCTTTTATACTCATGAATGTTGTCAAACGTAGTAGGGCATATTAAAACCCCATTGTATTCCTTTAACCTTGTTGGCAGAGGAACATGCTTACTGCAACACTTACATTCTTTGGCTTTTTCTTGATATATACTCATACTATTTCCATTCCACTTAGTGCATCATAAAGATCTCTTGGCATTTGAGAAGGAGCTCTAATTAGATTAGGGGCATCAGCCGCTATAGATTCCCTATACTGTTTCTTGACAGATGAATAATCATGAACTTCTATGTCTCCAAACGCCGCCCTAGTTAAACTAATTGCATTATAGATTGACCCGCAAACTGCGTCAGCTAAGTCCTTAGAACCTTTTCTAGGGTGGTCTACCTTATCTCTCATAATTCTTAGCTCTAGCAATTCATCAACAAGCAATGGTATATGGGGTCCATTTAATCTTTCTTCCAATACAACCATAGCCATGTCATCATAATGTTTTTTAGCTACAGATAAGGTCTCCGTATTAATTCCATACTGTTTTAGCTGCTGCATCATATCATGAGAGTTCCATCTGTCAAATGTACATATCCTGATATTAAAACCTCTTGATCTTAAAGATAATATGTAATCTCTTACCTCTCCAAAGTCTACGGACTTATCTGAAGTAGGAGTCCAATACATTACGGCATCTACCTTAACAATTGGCGCTGGCTGTGAGTATGTGTCAGTAACCTTTACGCTAACAAACTTTTCGATATGGGCCATAGAAACGGCACAGTGGTCATGCTTCTGAGCTAAGTCAACGTGTATAAAATACTCTGTGTCATCTTTTGGGTTAAACCATTCTTCAAATCTTCCAAATCCATCTACAGCTAATGATAAATCGTTAAACGCCATCTCAATTTTTTCACGTGATTTAAAGAAAGCGTCAATTGCTTCTGGCGGCATGCAGGCAAATCTTCCTAGTGCATCTGTAACATCTCGGTAGAAAGCAATCTTAAAATCTTCAATACTTCTGGTTGGGTTAACCTCCCATGTTGGTCTACGTATTGCATAAACCCTAGGATACTTATAAGAAATAATTTGGTCTTCATCCCAAAAGATTTCAAATTCGTTGCCTACAGTATTATCTGGTAACTCTGGGTCTAATTTAAACTTATGAGACCTAGATATAATTTCTTTTTCAGATATAATGTTGTCGTATCTTTGCTGGATATAGTCATTCTTAAATCTTGGGAAAGAAAGAAGTATAACCTTGCCATAATCTGGGAAACGAGAATCAACAGATGCCCTGTACATGTCGTAGATTCCGCTAGCAGTCTTTGCTTGATCATGTCCGCTGGTGCTATCTAAGGCAAAGCCAGAAATTTCATCAAGCACTGCAACAAGAACGTTGTAGCCTTCGAACGCTTCTCTTTCTGAGTGTCCAGAGTATACTGTTACATTCTTATCAAATTTAATTTCAGAAGCTTTTTCAAAGTACCTTCCAGCAAACCAGGGTGAGTGTGTTACCCTATTCTTAAATCCTTTAAAGAAAACGTTGTTTGCTTGCTGGGCGTTAATAGCAATGTTAATGATATCGATTGAGTCACCTGGAGGCTTGCCATAATACGAGGCAGGATCTTTTAGGCACAATAGTAAATAAACTATATAGGCCACAGATATAGTAGAGCAGTAGTCTTTACCGCTTCCCTTGCCTAGTTGGGCCACAACTTCGTTGCAGGTCTGCCTATATCTAAGAGAACCTTCCTCTTCGCCAAATAGCTTAATCAAAGTTGATTCTTTATATATCTGAGATGATTTTTCTATAAGAGTATATTGATGATCAGATAGTCCTGGTAATCCTAAGTAATCTTTATCTGTTACAAAAGTTTTAAGATCTACTGGTCTTTCATCAAACTCTTCGCCATCTAAGATGTCAATTAGATCATTAAAATCAAACTCCACTGACTTCCTCAATAATCTCTATAGGCTCAACAATTCCAGTAATCTGAGATAAACGTTTAGCAACTTCCATCTTACACTTTGGGCATGACGCCGTCACTTCTTTTAATATTTTTACTAATACTTCTTGCTTTCTTTCTGACTCTGCAATCTGTCCTGCAAGCTCTGCGTTGTCAAGTAAGCCAACTTCTTGGAGCATGCCAATTCTTTTACCTTCAATATCAGCAATTAGTTTTAGCGCTCCAGATTTAACACTAAGCTGACCAGCCTGGTCTGCATCCTCAACTGTTTTCCAAGCTTCCTTGATAAGCATTGCGTAGTGTTGGTCTGCTCCAGAGATAGCCTCTTTAGCACGTTCACGGGCTGATGTGTCGTTGTGTACGACGTTCTTCCACTCATCTATCAACGCAACAACATCCGCCCTCTTAAGGCCTGTTAGTGTGGCAATTTGGGTAGGGTTATTTCCTCTAAGTAGTTCTTCAACTACTTTGTTCATGCGATCAAAGTGATCAGCTAATTCAATTTCCATATGACTTTATTATACTTCTAGTCGACTGAAATAGCAAATTCCTTAGCAACCTTTAATAATATAAGGTACCCAATAAGATCATCAATATCATTATCTCCTGGATAATCTTCACCCTTAATTAATCTATTTAGCTTATCATCGATACGGACATATAATTGCTCTTTTGGTCCCGCCTTTGAAAATATACGAACTGGATCTAGGGCAGAATTTCCATATGAAATATTCTTTTTAATTAGCATGTGAGCAATTTCAAGGCAGGTGTACAGGATTTCTTTTCCAGCTTCTGTACCTACTGTAAGCAAGTATAAATCGTCATATTTAAATACTTTTGAATCTTCAAAAACTGGCTCAAGCATTCTTATTCCCGCCTTCCTTAAATGCAAATCTTCCAACCAAAGAAGACCTCGCCTCATCATTAGAAAGTTTGTGTTCAACTCCCTCTTTAAAAAACAAACAATCTCCTGGCTCTAGCAAATATGTTTTTTCAAATTGAGCTCCTACGTCCCTTAGCGACCAGATGTTTATTCCCTGAAGCTGAATAACACATGTGTGCCATTTGTGAGACTCGTATGGAACATACTTAGGAGATAAAGAAATTTTTACAGAATTATAATCTGTATCTATGCTAAATCTTTTATTCATATTGCTAATTTGATTTTGCAAAGACTCAGAAAGCTTGAGATGAAGTTCTTTTGAAGAAAAAAATAAGGAAAAAAAGAATGTAGCATCTGATTCGACATTAGGCTGATCATCTGCGTCGTATTCAATTTTTTTAACAGCTAAAAGATTTTTGTAAGATATTTCCCAATCAGGAGATGGCCGCATCCTAGACCACTTATCTACTCTTGTTTCTAAATTTAACAAACCTATTATATCTTTCCAATCAGGTAAGTCTACAATAAAGCTTTTAAGATGAGCAGCTCCAAACTCATCCCATTGTTCATTAAAACTATTTACTGCATCTTCCATATTCATTTAATTAAACCTTTTTCTTTTAAAGCTCTATATATGGTCATAACCGTTACGCCACATTCGCTAGCAATTTCTTCCATACTTTTTCTTTGGATGACATATCTTCTATGTAGCCAGTCTTTATTCTTGTACAATTTCACCTCTTTGTCAACACTTCATTTGCGTAATGGGCAATACCAAAACTATCTGCGACGTCAAAATCAATTACATTTAATCCGTATTTCTTGTTAAAATAATCAGCAGTTCGTTGCTTTCTCATGTTACGCAATTTGTTTTTATACCATGAGTCTGCGTATCCTGGGTTTAACAATCTTATTGCTTCCTTCTCATCTTTGGTTGGATTCTTGTTTCCTATATGTGCCTGCCAAGAGCTGGGGGATATAGTTATGACAGAGGCACCAGTAGACATAAGCTCGGCAATCACAACACCATAGACATATGACAATTTTATCACAGCATCTGGTGATCTGACAAGTATGGCCCCTTCAACTGCTATATAGTCTGACTTAAGCTCATCAAGCATGAGGGCTGTTTTTACTTTAGCATCGTATATCTTTTCATATATATCATTGCCGAGTATGTTTATCTTGCCCCACTTTATTGGCTTGTTGTTTTCCATTAGACAGAATGCAACCGATGATGTTGAGGCATCTATGCCCAGCACCCTACTGGCTTTAGCCTTGGCTAATTTGGCCAGAGTCATTTAGCATCCTTAATACTTTTTCTTTATCTGAAGTTGATATGCTTTTGTCGCATTTAGCACATACAGTTGATGTGTTATATCTACTTAAACTAGAGTTACACTTCTTACAGTGTCTTTTTTGTCCAGATCTTATAGCTTTTTTCTCATAATATTTTTCCATAATCTTTTTGTTTGTTGCTACCCTACAGCATTCATCGCAGCAATACTTTTGATTATGAGTTTTTGGCTCAAAGTTTTTATCGTTAAGACAATCTGAATTGGCGCAAATCACAGCGTAGGTACCTTAAATCTTTCTATTTGAACTGTTCCAGTAGGGGTTTCTTTAGAGTAGCATTGCTTTTTAATTGGGCAATAGGTGCAAGGCATCTTTGTTTTTGTAGCACCTTCTGGCTTCATTGGAAGATCGCCATCCTTAAAGTTATCCCAAACTTCTCTCATCCAAATAAATGTATCCTCAATAATCTTTTTATTCTTGTCATTCATAACTACTGGAATAATAAGTATTTCTTGAGTGTTCTTATTCTCGTACAAGAAGAAGCCTTCTTTTGCATCCTTAAGCTTCATATATGTTAAAAGCTGAAGCAAATGGTTTGCTGAAGGGCTCATCTCTGCCTGCCTTGCATCCCAAACTTCTTGCTTTGCAGTTTTGATTTCTCCAATTACAGTCTCATCATCATACTTCATGATAAGGTCTATAAATCCACGGATTGGAGGGTACTCGTTAATAATTTCTTCTTCTTCTGCAACCCATTGAGGCATTGTTTTAATTAGATTCTGTAGCCTTTCATGCGCTTGTGTTCCTTGTGCCATGTTTGCAACTGCAACAGCATCATTGTTATCAATAAATACTGCTCCTGAAAACGCCATGTACCAATATCTTGGGCAGGTTCCATGACCATACCCAAGCGAGCTTGGGCTAAATGATTTCTTTGTCATTTCTCCATCAGCTCTTTTGGTATTTCTGTAGGACTCATCAAGCATTTCTGCAAAGCCTTCAGGGTCAAAGAACTTCCCTGTGTGCTTTTTAAACTTTAAGTTCTTTACTATATTTCTTCCCATTACAAATTATACCTAACGACATACTTAAGTGCATCTACAAGTTTGTCTATGGACTCCTTTGCTGAGTAATATATATTCTTTTTATTATTGTTTGTTGTTCCAGCTTTATCTTTTGCTATTGTTGAATAGTAAGAAGCCATCATGGCAAACTTAGTGGACATGGCCTGAAGCTCAATAATAAGTTGTGGTGCTTTAGCAGCAGGGACATCTGGGTTCAATAAAAGCTTTACTATAACAGCCAATGCTCTATCCAACTGAGCATCATTCATATACTCATGCAGATCATTAAACTCAGTTATAGAGTTAATCAATTCTAATGTATTTTTATCCTCTGTCATTTTTAATCTTCTTGTCCCATTTATCCATCAGAAGACCGACTCCGTACCCGAGTACGAAGCCGATCATTATTCCATAGATAAATAATACCATTAAAAAGGAACCTCTGCATAAGTTTTATACGATGGGAACTGATCATTATTTGGCGCCTTATCCTTAGATAAAGTATAAGCTGTTACAGAAATCGAATCAGCATTAATTTCATAAGATGTTCTATTTACGCCTTCTTTGTCTGTCCAGCTTTCTTCGTAAATCTTTCCTACAATAATAACTTCCATGCCCTTTTTAATTACAGACTTTGATTGCGCTGCAAGTGTGCGCCAAGCCTTGACTGTCCACCAAGAGGTGTTCTTGTCTTCCCACTCTCCAGTGGTGTCATTCTTAACGCGATCATTTGTTGCAACTCTAAAACGAAGACCATTTGATCCTACAGTTTCTGGTTCGCTACCAACTCTGCCTACGATTGTAATCATTGGATTAGCCATTTTTATTTTCCTCCCAAAATGCAATCAGCTCTTCTAGAACTGACCACTCTATGATTCCAAGACGAACCTTGGAATCCTCACCGATAATAATTTTAAGTGCTGGATGCATATCCCTGCTTACCTTAAAAGTATCTGTACATATTTTAGCCCATACATCTTTATTTAAATTAAATGATGATTTGGACTCTTTGTAATCTACTACAAAGCTTTTCCATTTTGCATCACCTTTTTGATAAGCGCCTCTACCGCTATTCTTTTGTGCTTTAGCGCCATCTCTTTTTACTTCTGCTCTTTCTGACATCAGTTTAGCTTGTGCCTTGTTTCATGCCCATCTGGACATTTCCAATACATTTCTAAAGTTACCTGATTAAAATTATAAAACGGAGAAGACAGGTTGCATTTACTGCATGGTCTTTCCTGATCTATTCTTTCAACTCGGCCATCCTGAATGTCTTCTGGTTTAGAAGTAAAAAACTCATTAATTTTTGGCATCAATTTCTTTCCTTATGTCTTCAAGTACTTCTTTGTTGTCACGCAGATATTGAACAGCCTTTGCACGTCCCTGAATTCTTTCTTTATTAATAGTATACCAAGCTCCGCCTTTTTCAATAGCTCCGCACATCTCTGCAACGTCTAAAGTTTCTCCAACGTAATCTATACCAAGAGCTTCCCCTTGGTAGTAAAAGTCGTATTGTCCTGATAAATTTGGGGGGCCCACTTTGTTGTAATCAACAATCCAGTTAACTGGCCTGCCAACTCTTTGTTCAATAATTTTGTCACCAACTTTAATGCCAGCCTTAATAGCATTAGCCTCAGCTTCTGAGGACCAAAGCTTAACGACGGTTGAAGAGAAGAACTTAACTGCCATGCCACCTGTTGGGATGTGACTAGCATGCATAGATCCAAACTGATTTCGTTGTTGCGAGATGAGAACAAGTAATGTGTCTTTGTTTGCATAATTTAACATCTTGACTGCGTGAGTCATATCCTTTGCTTCTGCGCCGATTTGCTTAGTGTCTTGCAAATCCTTCATTTCATTTCCGTCTTTTTCAAAATAGATTGCTGGAAGAAGTGCTGAAATAGAATCAACTACTATTAGGTCTACTCCTGCTTCCATAAGCTTTGTTGCAACATCAACCATGTCGTTAATAGTTTTAGCTGGTGAGTATATTAACTCTTTTGAATTAACACCAAGTTTCTCTGCCCATTGAGGATCATAAGAGTGCTCAGCATCTATCCAAGCACAAGTCTTTCCTTCTTTTTGAGCGAGGGCTATCATCTGTAAACAAAAAGAAGATTTTCCTGCAGACTTATTACCCCACACAAGTATCTGCCTACCGTAAGCAAACCCACCATTTAATGCAAGGTTTAGTCCTATGCTTGGGGTTGGCTGTTTATGTATTTGGATATCGACAGCCGATTGAACTCTGGCTCTTGTTTTAGGATCTAGCTTTGCTAAGATATCATCTAATTGAATGTCCATGCTAATTAATTATTAGCCAGTTCTTCATCAGAATCAGTAGGCTTTGCCTCTAACTTAAACTCAAATGATAGGGACTGATCATTATAAGAAACTGAAAGCTGAGTGTCTTCGCCATTAGACTTAATGAAATCTTCTGTTGGTATCTCAATTGATCCAATTTTATTTAGAATTGCAACTAGCACTCTAGATGCGTTCATTGTCTTAAAAATATCTTCTGTATTATCTGTCATTTTACTTCCTTAACCATAAGTGTTCCATCTTCTAAAGTTTTTAGAACTGGTTCGCATATCATTCCTTCTCGCATTTTTGCCAACGATAATGGGTACATGCTTGAGAATACAATTGCTCTATTTAGATTCTTATCTTTATCTGACAGAACCAGGTGTGCCATAGTCTTGCCAGCTTTTGTTTTGTATGGTGTATAGCTTATCACAAACCTTTGATTTTCGTCAATAGGATAAGACTGTGCATACAGGTATTTAACAAAAGCATCTTCAGAGTCTTTATTAATTAAATCAACCTCTACATATCTAGATATTCTATTGTCACCAACAAGAACAAAATACATTTTGTTTGTTTCTATTTTTGTTTGTTCTATATCAAACAAACCAACCGATCCGCTTTCGTCAACAAGTTCGATTCTTGACCAGCCAGATCCACGCTTTATTGCCTTAGCCATTCCGAACATAACAAATGATCCGAGCTCTTCAAATTCATCAATTGGTCTTGCTTGAGCTTTAATTTTTGGATCTAGGTTAGATAGATTAAATGATGGTATACCTAAAAATTCGTAATAAGACTCGGCTTCTTTACCGCTTCTAGGGTTATCATCAAAAGCAGCACCGCCAATAGCGTTAAGAGAAGAAATGGCCCTAGAATTAATGCCACTGCCCTTTTGGGATGCTTTATCAACAAAGTCTTTATAGTTTTCATAAGGTCTCTTTTCAATAATTTTATTTGCAATACTGTCTGAAATAAATTTAATCTCTGCCAATCCAAATCTAATTGAATCTTTTTGCAACGAGAAGTTTACATCAGATTCATTTACATGGGGAAGCTTTACTTTAATCCCAAGTCTTTTTGCTTCAATCAAATAACCTGTTCTGGCGTCTTTGTCGCCTTCGTTTTTGAGGATCGAGAATAAAAATTCCAAAGGATAATAGCACTTAAGCCAAGCGGTATAATAAGAAAGCATAGAATAAGCGACAGCGTGACTACGATTGAATGAGTATCCAGCGTGAGCTTCGAATGTTTTCCAGAGGTTGTCGGCTTCTTCTGCGCTGATGTGCTTTTTAGCGCCCTGAATAAATTTATCTTTGAATGGACTGAGTTCTTTTGCATCTTGCTTTTTACCAATAACCTTTCTAACCTTGTCAGCCTCTGACCAAGTCATTCCTCCTAGGTGTACGCATGCTTGCATAACCTGCTCTTGATATATAATCACCCCGTATGTATTTTCTGTAAAAGGTTTCATAATTGGATGGATATAATTAACTGCTTCATTACCGTGCTTGCGCTTAATATAAGATGCTCCAACTGTATTCATAGCTCCTGGTCTAACCAAGGCATTTGATGCAGCCAAGTCTTCAAACTTATCTACACGCATTTTTATAAGTAGGTTAGTGTATGGAGTTGCTTCAGCTTGAAAGATACCCTTTGTGTAACCATCATTAAAAATCTTGTATACATTCTCATCATCTAAAGCAATATCGTAAAGATTTATATCTTTATTGTATCTATCTTTAATTGACTTTAATGTATCAGAGATCACAGATAAAGTCTTAAGACCTAGGGCATCTAGCTTAATAAGACCTATATCTGCAACCGTATCCATATCGTATGCCACGACTGGAATTCTTCCAGACACTTCATCATTAGCATCAGCTCTGGACTCTATTGGTGCATACTTTCTTAAATCATCTTTTGCAACCACAACACCAGCAGCATGAACTCCAACACTTCGAATCTTTCCACGAAGTTTTTCTGCAAGCCAAGTTACCTCTGGATACTTTGCTCTAAATTCTTTTGTATTAGGAGAATCCATAAAGTCTTCGAAGGTGTCAATTGATTTCATTGCACGATTAACATCAGATAGGGGCACCATAAACACACGGGCAGCATCTCTAATTACACCCTTATCTTTAAAGTAGGTGTATGTGGAAATAGAAGCAACGTGCTTAAACTTCTTCTTTAAATAATCTTTAACTTCTTTACGGCGACGGTCTTCAAAGTCTGTATCAATATCTGGAAAGTCATTACGCTCAGGATTAATAAATCGGAAGAACAGTAGGTCATACTTAATTGGATCTACATCTGTAATACCAAGAGCGTAGCAAACCAATGAGCCAGCTGCAGAACCACGACCTGGACCAACCATAATATTATTTGACTTAGCCCATGTAATCATATCTGCTACAACTAGGAAATATGAAGCAAATGCCTTATCTTTAATTATAGATAACTCTTCTGCAATTCTATCCAAGTAGACCTGATCTTTGTCCAGAGATAGTCTTTTAAGGCCTTCTAAGGCTATATCAGCCAGTTTCTTATCAGCATTGGTCTTTGGGATAGGCAGCAGATCTAGACCCTCATAGAAGTCATACTCGCCAATCTTATTAGCAATTTCCATTGTATTATCATATATATCTGTACGAGTAATACCTGCCTTATTAAAGTCCGCCTCAATTTCAGACCTGCTTTGAATAAATAGATTATAATCTTGAAATGATATTCTACGGTCTGGATATAAGTAATTAAATCTATCCATCATGTCTGGCATTTGTCTAGACATTTCAAAGTCTGCATCTTTATCTGACTTAGGAGATGTTGATAGAATAAGCATTGCTTCTTCTAATACTCTATCTTCTTCTTTAGCAAAGTGGGCATCTCCTGTTGCCACCGCCTTAATTCCTAACTCATCCGCTAATTCTAATAGGGTCGAGTTGATTTCATAGGGGTTATGTGATTGGACTTCCACGTAGAAATCTTCCATAAAGATCTGTTTAAAATCTTGAAGTATAAGCTTGGCTTCTGATAGTTCGCCCTTTTCGATGCATTTACTAATAAGTCCATTAAGACATCCACTAAGTACAATAATGCCTTCCGCATATTCTTTTAAAACCTCTCTGTCAATTCTTGGCTTGTGATAAAACCCTTCTGTCCAAGCAAGCTCTTGGAGAGTATTAATATTTTCTAATCCCTTTTTGTTTTTAGCAAGTAGAATGATATGGTTATAGGCCTGAATTGATTTATCAGTCTTAGAAGATCTATCAAATCTATCTGTTGGGGAAATGTATGCTTCTACTCCAAGAATTGGCTTGATGCCTTGCTCCTTACATGCAATTTGCATATCACGGTGTGAAGATAATGTTCCGTGGTCAGTAATAGCTAAGGCGGTCTGTCCAGCTTCTTTTGCAGCCTTTACGAGTTCGGCAGGAGAATTAAGCCCATCCATTAATGAATAGAAAGAATGCACATGCAAATGTGTGAAGTTCAACTTAATTCTCCGCCTATACTCTCTGTTACCAGTCGACGCTGCTACTGGTTGAAGATGATTCTCTTTCTTCTGGAGATGACTCACCAGTATAGAATGCTTCCTGCTCTGCGTATGGAACGCTACGCACTGCTGTCTTTTCTAAATCAAACAGCTCTACTGCAGAAAAATCAAACGGCTTTTCATCTTTAGCCAAAGGAATGATTGTGTAGCTTGTGTCTGTTTTAAGACCGCTACGCTTTACTCTCCACATTAGATTTGAGATGCTTCCCATTTCATTTGCGTATTCAATTAATGTTGGTGTAATTGTTTTTCCACTTACACCCTGAGAAAGAATAGCAACATATGGCTCAGTCTTTCCATCATCAACTAGGACGTTAATGTAAAGGCGCTTTCTTGCACCCCACCCAGCTTTTGGATCTTTGCGATGTTGTTCTTGAGCCCAGTCACGGCCTTCGTCTTCCATTGTGTCTAGTGCCTTACGGCGATAATCTTTAGGGTTTGTGTGTTCAATTGCAAAAAATCCGCAACCCATTTTTTCATTATAATTTGGTGAGTCTGGATCGAGCTCTTGTAGGAAGCGAATCTTTACTGCTTCTCCGTCTTCAATCTTTAACCACTTTGCCTTGCTATCTTCTGAACTAGTATATGTAACCTTGTCCATTGCCTTTGTCATTCCTGACAAACCTTTTACTATTCCCATTTTTTCTCCTTATGTATGTAACGGTATATATCCGTTTGTAACCACGTATTTTTTAAGTTCTGTATTCGAAATTAGATATGGCATTTGTTATACAGGCTTTAATATCTTCATCAGACATATCACCTGCATCTTTTACACCCTCTGGATATATTCTACCATAAGAATGCGATGCCCACAAGATGTTTTTATTACTTAATTTGTAAGCAATAGCTGAACCTAAATCTCTTCCCGCCTTATCTGCATCAGTCATAATAATAACTGTATTAAAGTATCTGTTTAAAAGCCCTAAATTATCTCCAGATATATGACCGCCAAGAGTGGCAACTACATTAGGAAAGCCAGCTTGGTGAACACGAATAGCATCAAAGCTAGACTCTACAACTATTACTCTGTCACCAATTTTCTTGGCACGATGAATATTAAACATAGTCTTGCTTCTTGGAAGGTCTTTACTATTCTTAAATCTTTTATCAGATATGGATCTACCAACAACCCCGACTGGAGTTCCATCTGGACTATGTACTGGAACAGTTATCATGTCCATATTTTCAGAATACCCTAACATAAAATGTTCCATTGATTCTAAATTAATTCCACGAGAAACTAGATACTCCTTTGCCTTGCTGCTTTTTACTAAACCATCATATAAATTTTTTAAGGTAGCTTCTGAAAACTCAACAAACTCTGGTTTATCTTGCAGCATATCTTTAAGAGACTCATCAAAATTTGCTAATGCTTCAGACTGCTTAGACTCAATAAATCTTAGCGACTGAAACTCATTTTTATTTAATATCCTTTTAACAAGGTCGCTCAATGTTCCAGCTTCTCCGCAGGATGGATTAAAGCAAATATATGCGCCTTTTGTTTTACTTATACTAAAACTTGATGTATGTCTATTAGAATGAAATGGGCAGTACGCAAGATAATCATTCGATGTTTCCCCCACCATATCTATCCCAAGGCTTTGTACTATTGACTTGATATGGGCAGGGGTGTACTCCGAGCTATCAACTTGCCTTGAGTTATACCCTCTAATTGCCATGCCTTCTTCTTTCCTACATAGATTCCGTGGATAGTCATTAAGAACTTCCAAGTTTGTCCGTCAAATTCTACCGAAAAAGCTGGGTCTATGTCAAGCACCCTGGCATAACCAGAGTCTTTCATCTGACCAGTTAGTAGATCTTCGTACTGCTTTTTAATCCTAATCATATTAGAATCATCTAGAAACTCAACTTGTATTTGAAACCTTTTAATATTTTGATGTGTCACTTGCTCAACTCTGGAAGGTCTTCATAGATTGGAGTGATAACTCCTCTATTTATATCCCAGTCAAGGAAGAATCTAAAGTCATGTCCATGCCTGTTTTTTCTAGATACAACCTCAATCAAATCTGTATTAGCATGCTTGTGAATAGCAATAGCCATGTCAGCATCATACTCAATAGCCTTTGACCATGCAACTTGACTCATCATTGGTGGCTCTTTTTGATCTGAAATATCATCTGCAGTTGCTGCAGTAATATCAATGATTGGGATTCCGTTTGTAACTGCAAGCAGCTTAAAGTCTCTTGAGATATTTCTATTTCGCTCAACTTCAGAATTGCTTCGCTTGTTATCATTAAACAATTGATGATAGTCGAGAATTACAAGATCTGGTTTATGCTGATCAATCTTACCTTGAATAGTTGCTGGTGTTACTTCTCCAGCACCCTCATTAGAAACAAGAATGAAGCTGTTCTTGCCTTCAGTCTTTTTCTTTCCCCAAGTTTTAAAATCATCAATGTTAATGTCACCCTTTGAAAGGTCGCTTGCTCTAAACAATCCAGAACCAAGCATTGTATAGATTCTATCTCGCATATTCTCTGGTGCCATTTCAAGAGAAACAATCATAGGCTTAAAGCCTTGCTCCCAAGCTTTGCATGCTAAGTATGATGTGAACCAAGTCTTACCACGTCCTGGCCAGCCAATAGCAACGATAAGGTGTCCTGGAGCCATTCCTGTTGGGTAAGCTTTATCAATTGCCTCAAATCCAGTTAGGATTCCTGGGCTACCGCCCATTGCCAATGATCGAGTTCTTACTGACTCATAGTGTCTTTCTGCTGAATCTAAATCTGTTATGTCTAAATCTTTTACGTTATTTGTATATCTACTTAAGTTTGCTAACTGTGACTGCATTGTACCTAGCACTCTAGAAGGGGCATCCTCTTTCAAAGATGATCCTGCCTGCAAAAGAATACCCTTAAGCTTGTTTCCAACAAATTCATTTTTAAGTTTGTCTAAATAGTATCCAGTCTCTCCTTTAGTTTCAACTGGCTCAAAGTCTTTAAACTTATCCTGCAAAATTCCAGCCTCTGGAACTGCCCTAAACTTATAATAGTATGACTTTAGACCTTCCCAGATATCTTTATGAGATACAAATAGGTCGTCTGAATTATCTGCAAGAATGGTGCTTATGTCTTTGTTTTTACAAACTGCTGAAATTAGTTCTGCTTCTGTATTCACTAATTATCCTCAACCATTCTTTTAGTTTCTTGCAACAGACGGCTTCTGTTAACTTTATCTTCTTTAATTTGAATCATCATGTCTTCTATTCTGTCAAAGTTATTATAGAAAAAATTAAGCGGGTGCCTATTCTTTCCAGTCTCAAAATAATAGTACAAAACATCCTTTGCACGATCAAACCCTATGCTATCAATTACATCCTGCATAGCCCACTTCTCTTTATATCTATTAATTGTTGGCTTTGTATTGTACAGGCCTTCGTATAAGTTTGAATATAAAGATAAGAGGATGTAGGGTTCTTTATTTACTGCCACGCAATTCCTCTTCTACTTCTTGTGTCTTTTGAATAAGCTTGTCTTCAACAAACTTATAGACTCTGTCTGCTGCAGCATCTACTGTCTCGCCGTCTCGAACAAAGTCGTCAACGCCAATACCAATCTTAATGCTTTCAAAGTTGCCTAGGTTGCGTGTAAAAGATAAATCAACTCTAACCTGAGTCCCTTTTTCCATTAGTGCTCCGCCTTTCTATGTCTGCTTAAAGTGTCATGAGCAAAAATGCCCCAACGCACTACTAATTCTTTCTTACATATTTCACATACTACAACTCTTGCTGGTGCTACTCTGCTTTCCATACTGGTACAAAGTTCCCTTCTGTTGTCTTAGTATACAATATAGTGTTGTGTTTGAGAAGAGCCCTCATTTCATTTCTTGAAGGCATATTATTAGAATAACCTGATTCTAATATAAACTCATGAATGTCCATAATGTCCGATTCACTATACATAAACTTATACCATGTGCTTTCTGGATTACCTATCGGATATACTTTTTGTGGGTATCTTATCTTCCCGTCCAAAATGTAATCTTCTATAGTAACCTTATGCTTGCCAAGCATCTGGGCTACCTGACTGGTTGAATATGCATTCTCCATAGTTTTTAAAACTTGTGAATAAGAATACAACAATCTTTTTTTATCAGGATAGCACCAAGCAACCATTTGGTCTTTAGATCTTGAATGACTTAATACTTTATGTATCTTGTTATTTAAGAAGAAATACCGAATGCTTTTAGTTGGCTGTTTTCTCTTTTTTCTATCCATTTACCTAGTGCACTCGTATCCTTATTAATCATCCATCTTTTACCGCACATCATGCAGAAAAGCTCTACGTGTAATTTTTGTGAGAATACTCTATCTACAAAAACCCTACCTTGACACTTATTGCATTTCATCATAATGTAAATAGCTTCCCATCAACAACACATGAATAATCTGGTGCCACATGTATCATCTGAATATGTGGGTAATCATTTACAATATGCGCTATAGCAAAACCTTTTTGCCAATCATGGTGTTGCATATATTTCATTCCTGGACCCTTTTCATCACACATGTGCCCAAGCTCGTAGCCACGAAGTGTTTCTCCTTCGCCATTATTTCTTAATTCATATGTAACTAAATGAGAAGCAATTCTATGAGAGTGACCTCTAATTAATGAAATTTGAAGATCTTCCATATCTTTACGAACGGATCCAGTTGATGCAATTGAAAGCCCATGATGAACGTGAATGTCTCCAAAGCGACGCTTTGGCAATTCATTATAATGAATATATTCATAACCTAATGAGTCTAGTCCCCAAAGAGCTTCGGGGGTAACTTCATTAATATAATCTGGCAACTTCGCATCTACATAATTAAAAATTCTAACATCGTGGTTTCCAAGAGCTGAGAACAGCTGTGCTTCTGGAAGCATTTCTCTAGTCTTAGTATAAAAGTCTCTTGCACCCTTTGCTTCATGGCGCATCATGGGAACAATTAAATCTCTGCTATCTGTCTTATGAAAATTTAAAAACTCTGCTGATCTTCCTTCTGTATACTTGCTATAGCAGGCTTGATCATCTGTATCGCCAAGGTAATCAACAACGTCTGGCTTAAACCATTTCATAACCTTAAACCATAGGGCAATCATTTTATCGTCTTGATACGGAAACTGTTGGTCGGATGAAATCATCCACTTTAAATCGTTGCTCATTAAAACCCTTAATATATATAAAAGCCACGATATCGTGGCTTAATGTTATACCAATTGTAACATATTAAGCTAGTGTGTCAATAGTTGTACTTCTAAAGGGTAGAAGGCTTAATAGCAGCGCTTATCCATTCAAAGTTAAACGGACCTAATTTAAAGTCTGAATAAACAACTATCTTTGCAGTTCCGTTATTAGTTACCTCACCAGATATTGACCATCTGATATTGCTGGCCTTTGGGTCTTTAAGCTTTGGGGATGCAACTATAAAAGCATCTGTGTACTCTTCTCCCCAACCAGGATTTACCTCTACTGAGACTGGGTCTGCTTTGGCTGATATTCCATTTTGAAATCTAACCACGCCAGATCTTATATGATGTATTCCAAGTGTTGTGATATCACCCGCTGTAGTCTTACTTAAATTATAAGATTGATCTGATATTTCTTTTATTTGATCTATCTGATTTTGAAGATTCTGTAGCTTTTTTGGATCTGCTGGCTCTCCATCTGCCCATACTTCGCCCATTTTATGCCTCCTCTAACTTAGAATCAATTGATTTAGCATAGCTTTCTTTTTCCTGCTGTGCATTCATTAATTCTGTTAGTTCCGCCCTCAATACTGCGATCTGAGTCTCATATCCAGAGACTAGCTGTCCAATTCTTTCTTGCAGGGCATTAACAATCAATTCTAATTTTTCCATTTTTACCTACTCGGCTAGTGCATTTACGTCTGCAAGTTCTGAATTTAGAACAGACAGTTGATTATTACATTCTTCAATAGCATTACTTAAATTTGTAACAGCTTCTTCTATTGGTTCACTCTTATTATTTTCAACAACAAGATCTATCCCAAGGCTATACTTTTTATATTCTATAGACTTTAGTCTTGCTTCAATAATTTGAATCTTGTCTTCTTTTTTTAATGTAGTCATTTTATTCCTCCTTGTTTATTATACCATTTAGGCACTATTAGTCAATAGTATTAACTATTTTAATATCCGCCACCCATAGACAATCTAGTTCCAGATACTCCAGGGCTAGACCAGGCTCCATTTCCATTAGCATTTTTTGCACGAACATAATAAGTCTGAGTGCCAGATGGCGCATTAGTCCATAGTGTAGTAGTTACTGCCCCAACGCTAGTGTCTGGCGTTGATGTTGGAGA